TACCGCTATGAATGAAGTAATTGATGATGTCGAAAAATATGTAAAACAAAAAGGGGGAGAATTAGAATGAAATACAAATATACATATGAGGAGTGGTCACAAGACACACGAACTTACGAAATAGAGAGTGATAAACAATTAACTCAAGAGGAAATAATTGATATTGCCTCTAGTACAGGAATGAATGAAAACTCACAATATAAAACAAAAGACTTTGTTTGTAGTTTCAAGGGTACGGAGTGGGGAGACGATAGCCAATTTGAAATAACGGGAGATACAAAATGAGTAATGAATTTGAAGTACATAATTTTTATAACCATGATTTAAAAGAACTCGAACAAATTAAAGATGAATTTATGGGTTTATGGAATTCAGCAGTAGCCTTTAAAGAGGGTATGAAAGATATTGGAAAATTATCTATGGACGATTGGTATAAAAAACACGAGAACATAGAAGATGAAATGGCTTTTGAATATGCTGAAAGAGAATACAATAATGGAAATAGCATTATTGAGTGGCAAGGAGTAAATTATCGTTATCCTTGTAAAATTACTGATCTAATGGATAACGGCTTTAAAGATGTAAGTTATGAAAATGATACTTGCCCAAGTTATGAAAACAGTAAAGCAAATATTGTCGTTTATCTTGTGGATTTAAAAAACCAAGAGTGCCAACGATACTTTCAACATAACTATTATATTTATCGTTTTGACGAAAAGAAAGGGGTTCACGCTGAACCAAGTGCGAGTACCGATAGTTTTGAAGATATGTTAACAATAGTAAAAGCGTTAGAGGTAGACAATGTTCCCAACAATTAAAATTTATGTCAAAGATGGCGTAGTGTATGAAGTCGATAATTTACCAGATGGATTTCAATATGAAATTATTGACGAAGATATTAACCAAGAAGAAAAGGAGAAAACCAATGATATGGAAAATTAAACAACCAATATCTTATCAAGAGGTAGAAAAAAGATTACATGAAACATTTGATAAAGATACCGATTATGATTTATTTCATAAACACAATGGCAGAATTGTTGTGCATTTTTGGGACGAAAATTATTTAAAAAATTTCCCCCATAAAGACGGCAGAAAAAAAGAGGTTATAACTTATGTGGAAATACAAAATAAAATATAAAAATGATTGAAGATAAAATTTTAAGATGTTTTAACTGTGGACACATTTTAAAAGACAAGGACGAAGATAATTTAATTTGTCAAAAGTGCGGATTAATATATGACAACAACAAAAGAAAGGAGTTAAAATGGTTGACCAAACCTTACCAGAAATTACTGAAGTTCATGAAAAAAACAAAGCAAGGATTTACTACTATCGCTTAGAAAGAGATTTTAAAAAGTGGTTAGATCAATGCCCTGTAGAATTTGAAAAGGCAATAGCTTTAGGACACCCTAAAGTGATAGCTTATCAATTTAATCTCAAACAGAAAAGGAGTAAAGATGAGTAAAAAATTTACATTGGTTGTATTTCAAATACAAGATGGAGATTACGAATATTTTGATTATAGAAGTTATTACACTTCTGACTTTCAAAAGATGAATGATATGCAAAGGTTAGCCCATCATTTTAAAAATAACTTACATGAGGTTTTAATGAAAGAGAATCATGAAACTTTTTGGATTGATGATACTAGGACTTCTTATGTCTATAGTTATAAAAATATAGGTTTAGCTGAACATGATTTGTTAGAAAAATGTGAAATTTTGTTTAGTAAACCAAAATTATTATTTAAAAAAGAAAATAATGTGATACAACTAAAACGAAAGGTAGGGTAAATGGTTGTAAATAAAAAAGATGTAGAGGAACATCACCAAATTATTGATGTTCTCACCAAGAAACAACAAGAGTTAGTTAAAGAAACTAAAAATAATATTTTAAGCGAACGGACATTCCAAGCGTTAGAGAATTTATTTAATGTAATTGATGTAGAAGTAAAACGCTTTAATCAATCAAATATGATGAAGTCCGCTATGGAAAATGCGTACAATATTATACAGGAAAATAAACGAAAAACAAATAACAAATAGGATAAAATGAATAATCACGATTATACAATTTTTGGATTGCTTATATTTTTTACATTGGTAATAATTATATGAGCATGGAAAAGACAAAACAATTAGTTAAGGAATATGAAACTAAAGGTAAAATAAAAGTTGATTGGAAAACAGGTACAATCGAATTCCTTACAAAAGACAAAGACGAAATTAAAAAGATTCATACTAAAATAGCTTATTCGAGTCCCCAAGCATTATTAGATACAATGTGGCGTGGCGAAAGAGATAGGCTTAAAGAAAAAGATGAAAAAGATTTAGTCCCGTGAGCCGTGATTCATGGTCACAACGCTCATGGTTCTAATGCCCTCATGTGAGGACGCTTGAGCTATAGGGTAGAATAGGTAGGGGTATCTGTTCTACCCTTTTTAATTTAATTGTTGCATTTAATCAATACTCGTGCTATTTTATAAATGTAGTAGTTTTTTTCATAGCTACTCCCTTTCTATTGGTTGTTATAACAGGTACTACGGGGCGGGAGACTGCCCCTAGTATTAAAGTTCTAAAGGATTAATAAATTTATTAGAGGAATCTGAAACAAGTTTTCGTAAGTATTCAACAATTTTTCTTAGTCTTTTTCTTTCTTCTTTATCTTCCTCATATTTTAGTAATTGAAAATTATCGTAATATTTTTTCCATTTAATTTGTCGATCTGTAAATTTTATTTTTCCTTTTTTAATAGCTCGGATATATTGTAATCGTACATTTGAAGGTTCAAGGTCAGCGTAATAACAAACTTGTTGAAAGTCATTATCATTGTTCATGATCCAATGGTGTACTTGCATTTTTTGAATTGATGATTTTCGGTCGGATAAATTAATTGTAACATCGCCTAAAGCATTATTGATGACCGCTCTCCAAAGTTTAATTTCGCTTGATTTATCTTGCTTGACCATTTCGGTCGCAAAATTAATGCCCATAAGTTTTAATAAGTCTTGATAATAGCTCATGATAGTACCTAATTAGCCTTGGGGGAGCGTAAGAGTCCATTAGAAATTCAGTATCGTTATGAATTTCGTGCATGAGTTCATTTATTTCTTCACGACTGTAAGTAGCGACTTTTTTTTCAAAGTCTTTAATGTTACCATCGTCCAAAAGATCGTCAAATTTATAAGACATAGCTCTATTGTAATGTTTATTATTCATAGTTTAAAGTCCTTGACACAAAAATTTATGTCAATCTTCAACTAATATTAGATTTTATGTGAAATTACAAGTAATTGTTATTAAGCTCTTCTGAGTTATCTTCTCAGAAGATACTTAATAATTATCGTGGTAAATTTAAGATTTTCCGTTTAAAAGTTTTTTTCTATAGTTATCAGGACTAGTTTTTTCTTTTTTAGCTTGATAAACTACATAATCATTGACGAGTTTACTGATCATAGATGCTGGTGCTCTAAATTTATTTTTAGAGATAGCTTTTAAAACTTCGTAGTCGTCTTTTCTAACTGCAACGGATTTCCATTTATTGATATCCATAATTACTCCTTTGATTTCCCACCTATTATCTTAAAAGACGATAGATATCAATATAAATTTTTGTGTGATATTCTTATAGAATGATAGAATATTTTTTATTACTTGGATTCATTTGTGTAGCTCCTTTTGATAACCCTACAAATGTTAAATGCCTTAATTTTTGGGAAGAACCTAAAATTTACTATGAAAATAAAGAAAAATGTGTTACTAGGGCAAAGCAATTTCACGAAGATTTAGAAATAAAATTATATGAAAAAAACTTATTTATTGTTGGTTTGGAGATACAATGTCAATCAACAAAAAAAGTTGACACACCCGCATAAACTAGTGTATATTATCTCATGAAGGCTTATCGTGTCCAATGTCGTCAAGGAGGATATCTGATTGTCTCAGAATTTAAAAGACAAAATGACGACAAGATACAAGATGACTTCATAAACGAATTAGAAAAAGGAAACTATTCGGTTGAAGATGAAGAAGTTTATAGACCAGATTATTTATACTTTTTCTATGAGGAGATAAACTATGAGCCCAGAAGCAAACAAAGAGCTGTTGGCCAAGAAGATGGAGCTAGAGAACAAGTGGAACAATAAATACCTTATTGAAGGTAGAGTTACAGTTGACATGAAACCCATCGAAGAAGAAATAAGACGAGTCAGAAAAAAAATGGTCATGGCTGACGTAGAGATATGTAGACTCGCACACAAAGATTACCAACCAGATCAAAACGATTTAGTAGCTAACGGTTAGTTAGTTTTTTTGGTAATTCTTTTTTTCAAAACAGGTTTACTGTTACGGGGTATTTGTCGCTTTATTATTTTCATCATACACCCTGCACAAAAATATTCTTTTTCATCAATGAGGTGAGCTGTGTTATTACAAATTTTACAAGTGCTATTCATTTTTTTTAGCACCTCAAGATTTGAACCAGTTAATAAACCTTGAGGTACTTGTCTATAAAACAAAATTAAATTATAAAAATTTTAAATAATTGTCAATTAAGAAGTTTCGCCCCAATTGTTTCCTATAGCTTTATCAACTACTGATGGAACTTTTAATTCCATGCAATTCTCCATTATCTTTTGAATATTTTTTTCATCTTCTTCTGATGCAACATCAAAACATAACTCATCATGTATTTGTAATTTAGGTAGATAACCTTCTTTGTAACATTCAACGATTGCAAGTTTAGTTTGGTCAGCAGCCGATCCTTGTATTAATCTATTTAATGCTTTGTATGTTCCTGCTCTTTTAATATTATCTTTTCCATATTTAGCGACAGCGTTTTCAAAAGTTTCACTAGTCCATAGTCCCCAATCTTTTGGTTCCCACATATCGAATCTACATTTTCTACCAAGCTTAGTTCTTATTACTCCCTCTTCATCAGCTTTTTTCATACATCGATCAGAAAGTAATTTAACAAAAGGTACTTTCCGATTATATTTTGATATAATCCTATCTCCTTCTTCTCGATCTAATCCTAAAGAATTAGCTAATTTATTTTTACCCATTCCATACATTAGACCTAATCCAATAGTTTTAGCTTGTTTACGATCTATACCTACCAAATCAGCTACCGTTTGGTGAAAATCTGCACTAGCATTAGCATAAGCCTGTACTAACTCATTAGAACCCTCATAGCCCTCACCAATAGAAGACGCATAATGTACTACCAACCTAGGCTCTTGCTGAGAATAGTCAAAAGAACCCCATCTATGGCCGTCAGATGGCACAAATAAACCCCTTATCTTAGGCCCGAAATCCTTATTTCTAGCAGGAATTTGCTGTAAATTAGGGTTAGACATGGATAGTCTACCTGATACAGTACCACCATTATCTGATCTAAGTTGATTAATTTCAGCATGTATTTTTCCATTATTAGAATATTTAGTAATACCTGTTAGGAATGTGCCGTGGAACTTGTTTACCTCCCTAGCCTGTACTATAAGTTTTGAAATTTCATGAGGAGAATTAAATAAATAATTTTGAGTAAAAGATGGTTCGTTGGTTTTTTCAGTTCTTGGATACTCTATACCAAGTTTATCGAACGCTTCGCCAATTTGTCGAGCAGCCCATATATCTATATCTTTACCCGTTAGTTTTTTTATTTTTTGTAGTAATATTTTTTCTTGGTCTACAAATTCTTTTTTTAATAATTCAGCTTTCTCTAGATCAACATCAATACCTTTAAATCTCATTTTAATAAGTATGGGTAATAGATTCGATTCTAACTCAAAAATAGTTTCTAAAGATTGAGTTCTTATCTCAGCTTTAAATCGTTGCCATAAAAGGAGCGTGAGCCGTGCATCTTGTTCCGCGTAATGACCAACATGTTCAGCAGGTAACTTCCACATTTCCGCTTTAGCATCTACACCATGCGAGGCCGCTGCCTCTTTTAAATCTGCTTCAGCTTTTACTTCTCCTAAATAATCAATCGCTAAAGCATTTAAAGAATAACTCCATCTATTTTCATTTATCAATGCTGCCGCAATCATGGTATCTACAATTTTACCTTTGACTTCAATACCAGAAGCTTTTAACCAACCAATATCGTATTGTGCGTTATGAAATATTTTAGTTGCAGGTAAAGAACAAACATCTTTCATATATTGTTTAACTTGTTCAGGTATTAAATTACCTCCACCAAAATGACCAAAAGGAAAATAACCTTGCCAACCCTCTACAGCAACAGCAAATCCTACAATCTCTCCTTTACCAAAAGCCCAACCTGCTCCAAGTCTTTCATTAATACCATCATCTCTAGTTTCTAAATCGATAGCTATTTCAGAATAACCAGACAAATCTTTAAATTCATTTGGAGCTGACCACATATTTTTCTTCATATTAAATACTAATTGTAAGCTCATTTTGTTTCCTCATAGTGAATTTCTCCCTCTAACGAACTAACTTGAGGAAGGGTTTGGTTGTTAAAAATAAAATCGATACCCATTAATTTTCCATTTAAAAAAACATTATCAATATCAAATACTTTAAAATTACAATTAGCCATGTAGTTAATATAATGTTCAAAAAAAGGAGCCCCTTTATTGTTATGATAAACAGGACATTCTAACTGTACCCACTTTGTTTTTTCAAATAAATCTAAGGATCCTTCAATAACTTCTAATTCAGCACCTTGTAAATCTAGTTTTATTACATCGTAGTTTTGATCAGGAATTACACTAGATAGTTTTTTAACTTGTATTTTCCTTTTATCAAATTCTATATTAGTGTTTTCTTCATACAATGAAGAACCTGTTGATTTATTTTTATCTTTTGCAAAATAAAAATCTCTCTCTTCATCGTTTTGGCCTAAGCCTACACAATAAAAATTACCTAGTTTTTCAAGTTCATCTTTATGTATGTCTTGAGCATCGATCATGTAATAATTTGCATTAGGATAAATTTCTTTTACTCTTTTTGTCCATGAACCTTGGTGGCAACCTCCATCAACAAAGTTATTTAAAGTTACATTAAAAGATTTTAATTTTTTATAAAAATTGAAATGATATTCGAAAGGTTTAAACATTTTTTAATACCTCTTGTTTGAATCTTAATGAATTATAAATCCCTTCATTTACAGCTTTTACTAATAGATTTGGATAATCTTTTATTGTATTAAAGTTCTTTTCATGTTCCCAATGAGTTATTAAAAAATCATCTTCCCATAAAAAGTAATTATTCCACATAAATTTATCTTTTAAAAATTCATTATTTTTTAAGTTAATTTCTATATATTCACTTATTGGATACTTATGCAATATATTAATTTCTTTTAATCTAGACCAGACGAAACTAAAATGATGATGATAACCTTTATGATTACTTTTTTCACTTTCAATAAATTTAAACGTCTCTATTAAAGGCGAGGGAGTTTCAAAATATCCTGCTTTAGAAATACGTTTACATTCATTTAAGAAATGTTTTGGATTATATAAATCTTCAACTACATGTCTTGCATAAACAAAATCAAACTCTTTATCTTGGTATGGGAAAACTTGGGAGGAGAAGTCGCACATTGAATAATTTTCTAAACGAGATTTCTCTTCTTCACTATGACCACAGAAGTGCGTAGCTTTTGAAAAAGGTTTCTGACCTGGCCCCAATTCTAAAACTTTTCCCACAGCTTTAGTTGCAATATAATTTGTTACTTCTTCTACAGGGGCAAAGTATCTTTCTTTCATTTTTTATTTTTAATGTCTTTCAAATGTTTTATTTCTAAATCACAGTAATGTTTTATTTTTTCTAAATCCTCAAACGGTTTACCTTTAGATAAATATCTACAAACATATTTAATTACATTTGCTTGTAATGGATTT